CCCCACCGTTGTCATCACCCCCATCACCGTCGTCGGAACCATCCCATCCGGGAACGTGTTCAATGTCGTATCCGAGGTCTTCGTGTTTCAGAGCCAACTGATAAGCCTCTTCCAATTCAGCACCCTCGAGGTCGAGTTCCTCGTATCCTTCACCGTACTGGCGAATGAACTCTTCGTTCACAACTTTCAGTTTCTCCTCGGGTGTGGGTTCGGCTTTCTTCTTTGTAGCAGCCTTTTTCGCTGGAGCCTTTGCCGCAGGGGTTGCTTTCTTAGCAGCCGGAGCCGCAGGTGCTGCAGGCTTCTGTTCCTCTTCACTCGGACCGAAAGGTAGGTCATCCGCACCAGACGGTTTTTCGCCTGTCTTCTCTTCAATCATGTTCTGGAGTTCCTCTACCATGTCAAGGAAGTCATCCTGAGCAAAGATTTTGTAAGAATTGGCGTCATCGAAGCGTTTCAAACCATCAAGTGCATAGTCGAAGTCACGTTTGCCGTAACAGTCAACATGCAACTTCTGAAGACTGGGCAGTCCCTCAAGTTCCTCAAGAACCTTGTCGGAAACAGCGTTCTTTTCAAAGTAGTCTTCCCATGTCTGTCCTACTTTCAGCGGTAACGACTTGAGCGTTTCAACTGTCTTGTTATTCTCGTCCTTACCACGACTCCACTGAATAGGGAAGCCAGTTGACGGGTCGCTGAACATATCTATCGCAGCCGTGTCGTTCTGAGCACACAGGTCGGCAGACTCTTTATTCAGTGCTTCCATCTGTTTCGGTTTCAGGCTGTCACGGTAAATCTTTCCTTCGATGAAAGCATAATACACGTATTCCAATTGAGGACGAATTCCCGGAACCCACGTACCGTTCTTTCCACCCATACGATAACCCGTAATCGGGTTCAGGAAGCGAGCACGTTCTTCTTTGTCCTGGAACTGTTCAGCCTGTTCGTAGACACGCTTGATGTACTCTTCGATGATGTCGTACGGATAACCACCGTGAAGCGTCGCCAAGAAGATTTTCTTGTTTGAAATTTTCTTCCCGATTACTTTTCCTTCCTTGTCCTTTTCGTCGACTTCACACTTGAGCATCGCTGTCAGCATAGGCACGTAGGGAGAGTCTCCTGGTTCGTGTGCCGGAAGAACACGTTTCACGGTGATACCGTCTCTTTGTTTCCAGAACTGAGCATACTCGCCTTTACCACCAAAATACGTGTCATACTTCTTTGTTTGCTGTACCGTCTCATTAACAGTTGAGAGCGGTGCTGCCTTCCATTTACTTCTGTCTAATGGCATAATACTAAATTTTTAAAATGTTGATAATTATCTGTTTTCCTTCACTATTCGTGTAACGTCTTCGAGAAACTTCTGTTCGTAACTCTTAATAGATTCCATCAGTTCGATGATGTCCTCAGCCTCTTGTCCGGCACACTTGTTGGCGATTAACTGTAATGCTCTCGGGAGCGTACAACCATAAGCCATGTCGTCCATTTTACCATTAGGATGGCGAGGACTGTCCGACTTCTTTAATTGGTAAACGTCATAACTTGATGCGTGACTTTCGACTGGTTTCAGGTAGAATCCGTCTGTGACTTTGATGTAACCTTTGAATTCTTCTACTGCGCTGGATTGAACTGTTTTCTTTGCCATAATTCTAATTATTTGAATGTTTAACTTAAATTTGATGATACAAAGGTAATGGAATCATTCGAATTATCAAAGAAGTTCCCCGAAAATTCTTCGAAAAATTTATTTGAACCCTGCTTTCTTGATGAAGAAACTGTTTACCTTTCCCTCTACGAGCTCGCTCAGGAACTCCTGGGGAGTAACAGGCTTGAGGAGGTTGTTCAGCTTCTTTGACTTGTCTTGTACCGACCACTGAAGAGCGTCAAGGACACTGAAGTTCTTTTGCGCCTCAATGTATTCCAGACAGAGTTTCTGGTAATCTTCATCAAGTAGGAGTGCCTCATCAAGAGCCTTTTCTGACAGCTTGATTTCTTCATCTTCGATAGTGAACTTTCCACCATTACGGTTCGCCTCACGTCGCCAACCTTTCTTCATGTCGGCTTCGTAAACTTCTTTCTCGAGCTTCTTTTCTGACACGGCACGCTCGGCTTCCGCACGCAGCAACCCTACTTTGTTCAGGAGTGCGCTGACTGTCACGGCTTCGCCATATAAGTTACTATAATCAATTGAGGTCAATTTGTCGATGTCGACAGTTTCCTCGAATCCATTAGTAACAAGCGTCACGGGGACGTCATTGAAATGTACAAGAATTTCCATTTTGTTCTTCTTTAAATTCGTAAATTTATAACGTCAAAGTAACGATATTCGACTCGAAACAGGCTCTCAGCGTGTTCACCTCTTTACGGTTGTCGTATGAAAGAATACCATTGATGAGTATCAGGTTCGCTCTTCCGCACGATAACAGGGGTTCCAACTGTTCGTATTCCTGCTGGAATATCACAATTTCGATAAACTCGTAGTTCGCCTCTAATATCAAACGACACATCGTATCCCCCTTGCGGGTCTTCTTAATCTCCATTTCAGCGATGAACCCAGCCAACACGACGTACCCGTTATTCGGCTTCACTTCCGTGTCGTGACACTCCTCAAGAGTAGCATATTCGTAGGCATCAGGGAACTCCCCAGCGAACCTGTCATATATTTTCTGGTAATCAAAGAACGCCAGTCCGGATACTTTCTTTTGTAGGAGTGCCCACCACCAAGCGTCATTGGCGTGGAAGTCGGCTCCAACTAATACAGGGTCATCTTCCTTGACATTTCCCTTCGTTGTTCCGAGGAAGTGTACCAACAGGTCTATTCGTTCCTGGGGTTTCTTTACCCCCTCAAGACTGTCGAACGCTCCTGCCAATATCAAGTTTCTGATGATACGGCTGTTCACTGCTGAACCCTTCCATTTATGTCGGGTGATAAAGTCGTCTAATGACCAATATTGACCGTTCTCTGTGCGTTCCTTTATAATCTGGGTTGAAGCCTTTTCTGCGACCTGTTTTACTCCTGTAATTGACCAATACAAGGCTTTCTCTTTGAAGTTGATAACAACATCGGTATCCGATATATTGATATCCACAGGACGTACCGTACAGACTCCCGTTTTATTGATTTCCGCAATATAGCGTGAATAGTCAGACTCCATCGCATATTTAAACGCCACCGACCAATACTCAATAGGATAGTGAACCTTTATCCACTGAGAGATATAGCCTGTAATCGCATAGGCAGCAGCGTGGCTTCGGTTGAACAGGTACGTCGAAGCCTTATCAATAGCGTCCCACACCTTTTCGGAGTATTCCTGGGTGACGTTATAGTTGTCCCGATAGTAAGGAATAAACCGTTCTTTGTACTGCTGGAGAGCCTCGTATTTCTTCTTCACCATCGCTTTACGAACGTCATCGGCTTCCACCAACGACAGCCCACCCAACTCACGACAGAGTTGCATGATTTGTTCCTGATAGGCAAATACTCCATACGTGTTATTCAGTATCTTGTCCGTTCCGGTGAAATACTCAACCTCCTTCTGACCCTCTTTACGGGAGACGTACTCGTTGTGGAAGTTGTTCTCCATTGCTCCCGGACGATACAATGAAATAGCAGCGATAAGGTCTTCAATATTGTCTGGCTTCATCTGACGGCAATAGCCTGTCAATCCTGAACTTCCAAAGTGGAAGTTATCCTCATTCCAACCATTCTTGAAATACCTGTACACCTCTGGGTCATCCAACGGCACACTGAAGATGTCTAAATCCACACCCTCGTGCTCCTTCACCAGCCGAACCATGTCCTGGAACTTGTCAAACTGTTTCACACCCAGCACGTCCTCTTTTAGGAAGCCAGCAGCGTCCATCTCACCACCTTCCCACTCGGTTACATACTCCTCACCATTCTTACGAATAGGAACCCAATGAAACATATCGTGTTCCTCTGGGAATACCATCATCGCACATGCGTGAATTGACTGAGCCTTTGGTGCGGGCATTATCAGCATCACTTCATTGATGAGGTCGGAGTGTTCAACGACAAAGTTCTTCACCCGTGAATGAGCACAGGCTATCTTGAACAGGTCTTCAGGCTTCCTGTCCTTAACGTCAAACACTTTCATCATCTCGTTCGTTTCCTGGAAGTCCAACCCGTACACACGAGCCATGTCCTTGATGGCTGCTCGTAACTGTAATGCGCTGTAAGTTCCCACGGAACATACCTGTTTCCAGCCGTACCGTTCTTCCATGTACTTCTTCACACGGGGACGGTCTTCACCAGGATAATCACAGTCAATATCAGGGAGTGATACCTTAACACGTCCTGCGTTCAGGAAACGCTCAAAGAGTAGGTCGTATCTCATTGGGTCTAACTTGGTAATCCCCAACAGGTAGGAAACAAGACAACCACCAGCCGAACCACGACTGATACCTGTCATTATACCGTTACGATGGCACCAATTGATAATGTCCCAAGTAATTAGGAAGTAATCAATTGCCTCTCCTAACTTTATAACACCCACCTCTCGGTCTATTCGCTCCATAATGACCTCTTCACCCCAATCCTCAATGAGGTCTGGGTGACGCTCAAGACCGTCGGCTATAAGAGACCAAAAGAGGTCTTCATTTGTTTCGAACTGCTTCGCCTCTTCCTTCGTCATCTTATAGTGAGGCAAGTGTCTCTTCTTTACGTCGATGACAAAGGTTATCGCCTCAGCAATGTTTTCGAGGAATTCCAACCCTTCCATGAAACGGCTGTACACGTCCATGAACCCTTCTTCGGTATCCGGAAACATTTGAGCCAACTCAACAAACAGTTGGTCGTTCGATTTAAAGTATTGATTATCGCTCTCGTAGGCAGTTGTTCCACCAATACTATGTAGGCGAGGTCTGATACAACTGTACTCCTCGTCAAGATACCACGCATCAACCGACGGAACGGGTAACAGGTTCTTGTCCTTGAAGAATTTCTTCAGGTTCGTCAGATACCATTCGTCACGGTTATCATCTACATATTCGCATGGGTCTAACTGATACACGACAGCATCTATATGCAAGTCTTTCAACTTGTCGTAATCCGTTGTCTTCGGGTCAAGGAACATAATCAAATCATCATTGTTAGTGGTGATTTTATTGAAGTCCTCAAGACCGATATATTTCGGATTATCGCAGTTGATGAACTTGTTTATAGTAAGGAGGTCTCGCCAACCCTTATCGTTCCTTGCGTACACCTTAACAGTGAAGCGGAAATCCCGAGGCTGGTCATATACCACACACTCCATACCAATCACGCTCTTGATATCGTTCTTCTGGCATTCCGCTTGAAACTTCAATGCTCCGGCAAGTGAATTCTTTTCACAGATACCCAACGTCTTCACCCCAAGGAACTTTGCCTTCTTACACCAGTCGGCATACGTTCCCGTCCCGGACATCATTTCATACTGACCATGAACTCCCAAGAATACAGGGGTCTCAATTTCCTGTTTCGCTTGACCGATATATTTCAGCCGTGTGAGTTTCACGTCATTCTCTTTACCTTTGGCGAGCATATAATACACTCCTCCAAAACTGAATGCGTAGAAGTCACATGATGTTTCGACGGATTCCTCTCCCGAGCCTTTACGCTTCGGGTCGGCAGGAATACCAACAAAGTTGAACCCGTCATCAAACAGTGCACCGTCATACGCTGGCTGATACAATTCAAATGTCTTCCCTCCTATCTCGACCACATAGTCAGAAATAGGAGCGAAGTCCATTAAATTCTTCTCAAGATATTCTTTGAATTTATCCATTGATTTTCTGCTTAACAAGTTCCGTTATATCGTCACCATCCTTACAACCCAACGACAGGAAGTATTGAGCAAACTTCTCGCTGACATGGTCATTCAATTCATAGGAGTCCGAATGATAATCACAGAAGTATATCTGAACTTCTTTACCTGTCGCCTCGGCAACCTTGAAGATAGCCTCAGCCTCACAGTCGAAACGCAATGAGCCAAACACGATATCGCACATAAGAGCGTCTTCTTCAGACATCTTTGCCCAACTGTTCGTAACAGCGTTTGCCGTCCAACGTGCCCATACGTCTTCTCCAGCCAATGACTTGAGATATTCGCCTGTACGCTGTAACAGTCCACGACCCTCAACCCGTACCGAGTCAAGAATATTAGGAGACTCTTCTTGAGGCTTGAACGGTAACAAGATGTCGCTGCTCAACTGTTTCCACTTCGCATACGCTTCACCCGTACAGTCAATCTTCTTTGATTCCCCTGTAAAGATGTTCATCAACGTCTGGCGAATTCCTTCACTGAAATCTCCCATAATCATGGGTCGTTCTTCACACGCAGCACCAACCATAAGTGCTTCTGCTTGGTACGATTTACCGGAGCCAATAACCCCTACCAAGCCATATATCTTTCCTTTAAGGCTCATATTGATTCATGAATTTTTGAACACTTTTGAAGAGTTTCCAGCCGTCCGTGTACTTCTCCAACAGTTGTTCGCAGTTTGTGATACAAGTCAATAACTTCTTGGACGTGTTTCCCAGAGCCTGTTCGTTCTTACAGAATATCCATAAGTCCAAATAATCACAGGTCTTGAAAAGACGGTACTGGAGGTCAGTCATTGTCTTCTTAATTTCTTCATCGGAATACGGCAACAGGTTCACGTCGCCATGACAGATTTCGTATTCAATGATATCCCATGCCGCAGCCGTGTTCTCATTGAATTTCTTTACGCACGCATTGAGGTCGCCTGTAACACTTTCCACGTAGTCGTGGAGTAACACCTTGTCAAACACGTTGATGTCGTAGGCAACGTCCTCTTCTGAGGCAAACCAACGAAATAACATGCCTGCCACCAACCCATGCTCCAAGAGGTTGTACCCCCTGTGATGGGGGGTATTAGGCAACCTCTGAATGTCTTTCATCCCTAACAGGATGTCAATCTTTTTGAAATTCATAACTAAATCGTCTTTATTTTAGTGAATAATTCTTATCCGATGAACAGTTCGTTCAGTAACGGGTTCCGGAACTCTACCAACTGTTTTGTCCAATAACGGAAGATAACCTTTGCCCAGTCAGAGAACATCTCATCTTCAAACTTTTCAATATCCGCACGCAATAACTCGAAGTCCTGTTCTGTACGGTTTTCACTGTTACGACAGTTTTCTTCGAACTGGCTCAACTGAGCGATAAGCGCATCGAACTCCTCTAAAGTTTTAAACGTCGTCTTATAGGAAAAGTTTACTCCGGAAGGATACGAATTTGGGTCTCTTTTAGCGATTTCTTCAGCCAACGGAATGAAGTCCTTATAGACATGAAGATTGTCTGCCTTGTGGTAATATTTCCCGACAGGCACGCCCACTATCGCTGCGACGTACTCCTGCATCAATGTAAAGTTGAACACGTTCACCGCACTGAACCCCCAGATAAGGTCATTCGAACGGATATCCACGTAACAGTTCATCTTTCCATTCACTATCATGAAGTGGATTGAACGGGTACACGGTGTATCCTTTGTGAGGAGCAATGGAGCCTTTTCCCCGTCCTCTTCATTCTGATTGAAGTTGTCAGAGATAGGGTCGTGAATTGTGATAACCGCTTCACGGGTATCGATGTCCTGCTTGAACTTTTCAATGACGAACCGTAATTGGTCAGTCACGTTCTGGTACAGTCCGGGAGCCTTCAATTTTGAATAACGACCGTTTTCGTCTGCTTTACCGTTCTTATACTGTCGCGGAAGTAACTTTCCGGACAATGTTACCATCGAGTCAAAATTGTCCCCGTAACGACGTATTCTGGGTCCATATCCCGCTCTCATGAACTTTCCGTCGTCTGAGAAGTTTACAAGGTTCTTCACATAGGAAGCAGGCATCTCAAGACTGTTATCTCCACGAGCCAGCCACAGGGACTCAATCCACCCCAATGTTTTGTTCCATTTACGCTCCGGAACACGAACATAGCGGTCGGTCGGATTAGTTATCTCAATGAGGACGGCTCCAGGGAACTCACGACATTCGAACCCTCTTCGGGTAACGTCAATCCCTTTATCCATCAACTCCTTACAAAGTAGCACCAGCGCACTACTCAAATTTTCTGCTTGAAAATACATAAGTCTTTCTTGATTTAATCGATTAATAATTCTCCTGGCTTGGGCAACTTAGCATTCCACTTCGGGGGGAAGACGAACTCAATCTTCTTCGGACTCTTTTCGTAGGTGTGCTTGATACGTTCATTTCTACCTTTATTGAAAGACGCTCCTAATCCCTTTGCAAACTTCGATGTTTCACAGAAACAGTTCTGAAGATTTGTAAGAGTAGGAAGAGGCTCCCACGGTAACGGGTTCCACTTCATACCTGTCTTTTCACAGAAGTCACCCATCAGCCTTTCAAAGTTATCGTGAACCCACTTGATAGTGCCCACATAGTCATAACGCTTCCCGGACGCTCCGTCAAATGTCCAGCCGATACCTTTCAGCGACCCTGGACCCGTGATGACAAAATCGTTTTCCGAGAAGTTGAACAGGGGTGAATAATTCAGGTCAATGCAATATTGCTGAGCCGTGAAGTCCCCGTAAATTTTCATATTCCTGAAAACCCAATACAAGTCCTCAAAGGTCTTCGCCTCTAAGAAGTCATACAGATGTCCGTTCTGAAAGATTTTGTCCTCAAAGATACGGAAGTGAGCACGATGTTTGCTCATGCCTGTTATGTGCTTATATTGGGGATACTGATAAAAGAAGCAATTCACGATGTATGCATTACCGTATATCGTGTCGCCACTGTCAACTACCTTATCCAAGAACTTCGCTATGTTTTCCAAGCCTGTTTCGTAGGTGATGTCCCCGAACTCCTTTTCCAACAAATCCCACGTTTCGTTCTTATTGAAATGCTTGAAAAGCAATATGCGAAAGAACATATCCTCTGGCTCGTATTCTTTACCATTGTAAATCACACGGCTCAACAGGTATTGACTCACACGGTCAAGACATCTATAAACATTGGTAAACTTAAAGTTCCTCAATATTTCGTCATCTGTCCATGGAGCCTGTTCCCCATTGTACTTTCGCCAGAAGATATTCATTCTCTCGCACATCCAATATAGATAGTGAAGGAAGTTATCGTTAGGAGTCGGACTGAAATTATTTTCCTTTCTTGCCATTCTCAAATGTTTCAAACGAGTTCTTTTCAATGTAGTCCGACGCTTTACAGAAAGCCACGAACTCTTCACATAGTTCTGACAGCCCAAAGAAATTGAAAATATGAACACCCAAGTCCCAGACCGGAGCGTCATACGGTTGGTCGTGAAGAACTGCACAACCGCCAGCCTCATTCACCTCTTCCCCCTCTCTTTGAGCCTTTTCGAAGTCGTGCATAAAGGTTCTGTGCTTTCGCCACATGCAATCCCCCTTAGGAGGCTCGCCAGACCTGTATGCTATCCGAGCACAATACTCATCCCATTGGTCGTCACGATAATCATACCTGACATGGAGAATGTTCGTAAACTCACTCTCTCCGCATAAATCCAAGGGACGCAATCGCCATGATACAGTTGTTCCTGCACCATCAATCAAAACTCCATGCCCTGCCTTAGACGTTTCCTTCAAGAAGTAGGAAAGACCCTCAGCCTTGCACAGTCGCGACGTCATACTGTCGTAACCTTGCCAGCGTCGGATACCGCCATTCTCATAGAATTTCCCAACGAAAACCATATTGAAGTCCTCAGAGTAAACTCCAACTTCCTTTTCCTTTCCGTCAAGTGTCTTAAACTTGTATGGGTGGAGTTTCATACCTAATGATTCGAGGAACTCGAGGAAGAGATAAACCCTTGTAGATTTACCACTCCCCGAGATACCTTTAACCAATACTATGGATTCTCCGTCAACCATTTACTTCTTCTTTGGAGTTTTCTTTGCGGGTGCAGGTTTGGCGTCCTCAGCCAGTTCCAACGCTGTTACACGTTTCTTGATAGGCTTATCGTCACCGAACTTGACCATACACTTTTCTTTGCCGTCTCCGGACTTGTACAGGCGAGTGATTTCACCAACAGCGTCCTCACCTTTCAGGGTAACTTTCGAACCTACTTTCAGTCCCGGAATTTCTTCTGATTCTTCGAGGTTCTGACGTTTTGTTTCACGAGGAGTCTTGTCGGCTTTCGCTGACTTCTTTTCCTTCATAGACTTGTCTGATTTAGACGGAGTCTTGCGGTTCTTTTGACGTTCCTCGTACTCGGATTCAGCCTTTGTCAAGCGTTCTTCCTCTTCCGGAGTCAGTTGTTCCTCTGACTGGTAGGTAGAGTTGCGTTTGTTCTGATGCTTCATTGCTGCTTCAGGTGAACCATCCTCAGGGTCTGGGTCGTCATCAGCGGTTTCCTCCTTCTTAGGAGCAGCCTTTTTCGCAGGAACCTTTTTGTCTTCCTTCTTCGGTGCGGCTTTCTTGGCAGGAGCAGCCTTTTCAGGTTTTTCTTCGGCTTCACCACCTAACTTGTCAAGGAACTCTTGAGCCACCTTAACTTCCAATTCACTTGAGTTTTCATTCTCAATGATTTCGTTCAATTGTTCAGCAGTGAACTTTCTGTACTTCATACGAAGTGCCAACGCATTGTTTGCCATAATCGTTTTTACTTTATTAGTTAAAATTTTATTTTCAGTGATGTTTTATCACTTATCTCGGTACAAATATAATGTAAATATCTCGAATAAGTTTTGACTTTCTCGCGAAAAATCGAAATTATTTTTTGCCGGAATGACCAAAACCTCCCGCACCTCGTTCTGTATCAGTCATTTCACTGACATCAGAAACTTCGATAATTTCCTCGACTTTCGCATACGGAGCGAAGACAATCTGAGCAACTCTGTCGCCATTTTCGATTGTCTGTGGTTCTGTTGACAGGTTAATCAATGGAACACCTACTTCCCCACGATAGTCAGCGTCAATGGTTCCAGGAGCATTGATTACGGTCAGACCCTGTTTAACAGCACAACCGCTGCGAGGTCTCACCTGACCCTCGTACCCCTGTTCGATTTCCATGTACAAACCAGTAGGAATGATTTTACGCTCCATAGGAGCCAACGTGATTGAACCCTCGGGAAGATAGGCACGCAAGTCCATACCCGAACTGTCTGGAGTTTTGTACTCCGGCAGAGCATTTGTGCTCTTGTTTACGATTTTTAATTTCATACTGTAAATGATTAAAATGAAATGTTACAACCAATCAAAATTGTTTATAATTGTGATGTCATTATATTTAACGAGAAAATCACCTTTCGAGCCTCGAATTTTGACTTCCTCCTTAGCAGGATTGTTGCTTACGACCTCCATTATCGTCCCTTTATACAGGACTTTGGTATCCCTGTAAAGAATGTACCAACGGTCATAATTTCCCTGAACTCTCCTCTGTTCTTCGTCTTTGTACTGAAACGCTGGAAGACCTTTCTTTCCCCAGAAATTCTTTTCGACGAACTCCGCCACATTATATCCAGGAGTGAATATACTGTCGACGTTGAATTTCACACTCAACTCAATAATCTTCAACCGCTTCTTCTTAGCAATATCCGCTGCGACTGACGCATACGTTCCATTACGGTATATAGAGGAACGTAATTTGTGAGTCAGATACTCCAATTGAAGCCGTGTCAAAAACTGTCTGTGGCGCAGTCCTTTGTCCTCACAGGTTTCTTCTCTTACTTTGTCCATAATTACTCAAATTTTTATTTCCATAAATATCCTCGATAAGGCAACCCATCCTGGAGTCTTTTCCTTAAAGTATGCCCATTCAATTTCAGTTCTCGTTTGATATCAATTATAGTATTCCATTCTTTAATAAAAATTCCATCCTTCGAATATTGAAATACTTTTCTACAATTATTTTGATATCCAGGTTTTCCCAAATTCGCTTCTGATATTTTTCTTTTGGTTTCTTCTGAATGATGTTTTCCATATAATGGATGATTCTTTCCAGAAAGTTTATGATTTCCGAAATTTGAATTCAACTCCCCAACTCGTAATTTAGCAGCATCGCTCATTCTTTTCAAAGTCTCATCCGAAAATTTTCTACCTTTCAAGGCTTTGCTGATTTTAGCAAGTGATTCTTCAGAAAGATTCACTAAACCTTCCCCACCATCGGTTGAGTTGCACCCGTCAATCTTAGTGTTGAACCGCTTTATCAACCGCCTCTCGATATAATCGAGTTTGGCTTTAAGCCTTTCTTTCGTAGGAGCGGAAACAGTCAGAACCTCTTCAACGATAAAGTTCTCCGCACCATACTTTCGAATGGCTCTGTGGAACTTGTGGTCGGAGCCTCTTTGAGTAGAAAGAACATGCCGTCTCCAACGACTTCTTATAGAGATAATCGTTTGTCCGAAGTACAGTTTACCCGTCTTCAAACACGTCACGCAATATATGAAGCCTTTTTGAATCATAACTTTCCCAAATAAAAATTTAACGGGTCTTCAACATTTTTCAAAACATCTTCAAGTTCTTCAATCGAAATATTTCCAGGGTCCACTCCTGGGGTTCTAATTGCTGCAACCCAAACTGAATCAAACAAGTCTCTCATTCTTAAGGCTGCTTCTTTACTTTCTTTTATTGTTCCATAGTCGTACAAAAGAATTATATTCTTCACTTTCTTTTTCAAAAGCATATCAATTTGTCCACGACCAATAGAATTCCCAAAAGTAAAGCAGCATTTCAGCCAATCCTTTTCTGTTAAGTTCAAAAGATTTGAAATGCCTACATAATCAAAAATTCCTTCGACCAAAATAACCGTTTCAGTCCTTCCCTCTATCAACTCATCGCAACCCCCTAACAGGTCTTGAAAGTTATTCTCGGAGTTCCTGTAACGTAACACCAAATCAGCTTCATGACGCTTGTATGCCTCAAGATTTTCTTTATGCCATTCTTTTGAGTACCTACTTCGTGCCCACCATGCCACGCACACGCCATCAATCTTCATTTTGAAAATAATGAAGTTCTTCAGCTTCGCCTCCAACGGTGTGTTAGTATAGGACGGTTCAAACTCCGCATAATGTTCAGGCTGGAATCCACGATTATTTAGATACTCATCATCCACAAGTGGTTTCAGCCGTAACGGAAGAGTAACAGGCTTTAATTCCTCTTCCTGTACCTGTTCCGCATCACCCTCCATCCACTTCGATGTCTCCCCCTGAATATCACCTATCTTTGGACAGTTCTCAAGTTCATTCGGCTTGACTGTATAGGAGCGTTTCGCGAGGTCTGTTCTACCGAGTTTCTTAAGGAACTCATAGACGGACACTTTACGAGGACACTTCCAACAGTGGAACGTCGCCACGCCATTCATGTTGAAGATGATACCCCACTTCCCTGCTTTCCCGCAGAAAGGACAGTCCATATCCTTATTCGTGAGCCACCCCTGTGAACCAAATGGCGTGAGATTGAAATCAGCGATTATCTGTTCCTTATCGTACCGCATAACAAAATTATTTCTTGCGAGGTACAGGCTTCCTCGTTGTCTTCGGGGTTTCCTGTACACCCTTGTTTGCTAAATATTCCTTGAGCGACTGTTTAGTCTGTCGCTTATTCAACGTCTCTTGTGGCTCCTGTGCAGCCGTTTCACCCTCGCCAACTACCTTTGTTCCGTACACTCCTGGTGCTATCTCTACTCGCTCCTTCTTCTCCCCAACGGCTGCTTCTCCGTTACCTTTACGGCTGCGACGGCTCTCAAGCCTGTCAAAAGCCGACATATCCAACACCTGCTCAACGATTGTTGAACGTGATATATCGTAGAAGAAGCCGTTCTCGTAATTAGTAGGGATTCGAATGATGATACCATTGTTTCGGTAGTTTCGTAACTTATCACAATAGATACGAGCCATGTTCTGTTTGCCCTCTTCAATTGTAATGTTACCTGTAAACACGAACGAGAATGGCTTGATAAGTGTGCGGTCACCCTCTGTATTCTGGCGAGTGATTACCCGTGTCGGGTCGTTCCATACTTCAATAGGAACGTCTCCCGTCTGGGTCGCTGTAATTACGGCACAGTCGTATTTCTTCGCGATATCCTTTAATCGCTGGGCACACTTCTGTAACCTGTATTTGATGAAGTTCGGGTCGAAGTCAATCTTCTTGTTTTCCCCTGTCAATAACAGGTCAATAGAGTCGACTGTAACCAAGTCAGGATAATACCCATACTCTTTCTTATAGTCCTCTATCGCAGCCACAAAGTCGGCTATCGTCATGTCCATCATCTCTTCAGAAGCGTACACGTCAATATCACTGTTCACTGTTTGTGCCCTCTTGATGAGTGCTGAGATACGTTGTCGGGTCTCATCGCTGACATCACCCCTCATGATTTTCGCATAGGTAGTGTTCGCCAACATTTGGTCAAACTTAACAACCGCCTCATCACGACCACCCTCTAACTGAAAGTGAAGACAGTGATTGTGAGCGATTGATGTATTATACCAAGAAAAGTATTTAAGAGCCGTGGATTTACCAACACCGGAACGCATGATTAGGAGAACGGTATCCTGGCGAGGAATTCCCCCATCAGTAATTTCGTCAATCGTTGATATTCCTGTCGGTATCTTTGCCCGACGTGTTTCATCCTCGGCTTTCATTTGTGCCGTTCCTATGTTACGATAGAAATCCCTGTACACCCGTACAAACTTTCCTCGGAACTTATCTAAGGAAAAAGCGTTTATTTCCGCCATTCTTTTCTCAAGAAGAAGCATCGCTTCCTCTGGCTTCCCTTCATTATACATATCCGACACTTCGTGCTGAGTAGCGACAAATGTCTGACGTCTAATAAAGGTTTCCAATTGCCGTGTCATAGGTTCCACCTCTGGAAGTTTAATTCCCTTGACCTCAGCAATCTTCTTTGAAACTTCCTCGTTGTTAGGGAAGGTCATTTCCACCATACCAAACGTCGCCAGATTACCCGTTTTCTTCATCGTGTCTGCCAACACTTTCAGCATCGCTTTACAACCTCCCAATTCTCGGGGAAAGTTACTTAAATCGAGATTATCTACGACCAACTCCGCAAACTGTTTGTTTGCGAAAGCCAATCTTAACATCTCTTCCACGAAATTCGGGCTGAGAATCGCATCAACCTTTTTTGCCATATCTTTTCAATTTATACTGCGTCAATTTTTATCATTACTGTACTCTCTCGCAACTTGTTAATCGCCATGAAAGAGGAGGACACGGTATCATCGTGCCCACTGATACTCTCAAGAGTTCCCTTATCGCTGCGAAACGCAACTGAGTTGAACTCCCCAAACATCTGGTCAATCTTAGCAGCCGTGTCAGGATGATACGGACACTTGATTACACCTCTCTCAAATAACGCTGCAAGTGATGCCCACCCTGTTCTCAGGTCTTTCTTATTCCCGGAGGTCGTCGTGAACGGTGTAATATTCTTGATACCCATCTGGACGCACATATCCGCCAATATACTTTGAAAGCCGTTGTTTTCTACAACTATCTCGTTTGGCTTAAACACCCTGTTCAGGAGGTCAATCTTCTGTATCTGTTCATTATGCGACAATCCCTTTTCCCGGAATATATAGAGGAGATAATAATTCCCCTGAACATCCTTCCCCCAAACTGTATAACAAGTATAGTCGGCTCCCACATTTCCCGAAACAGCAAAGTCACAACCCATGACCACCCTCTGTAACTTGATAGGGAACGACTCTATGTTATCTACGAGCCTGATGTTTTCCATCCCGATTGTACTCCTCTTTAATATCTCCCAAGGGAAGATTGTACTATCGTCGGAAATAGGTACGACCAAATACTCACGAGAGAATACGAGCGTCCCCAGAGACGCTTTTTCCTCCATAAGTTTTGCCCACGTAAAACGGTCAGGAGCCAACAGGCGACCGTCCGGGAATATGGCTGGGTACTCAAAGACACGGAACTTTGGGTCTTTCTTTAATTCGGCATACAAGTCCTCTTGCTGATACGGTGTACCATCAACGATGTTATACCCATACGGCTCAACGATAGGAGTGATAGCACCTTTAAACAGGTCTCTCAACTTCTCACGCTGTTCAAGCGAATAGATACTACTCTCGTCTGGTAAGTCATCGCTGACCGCTGCCCCCACGTGAAGACCACGAATAAACCCGTCTTTTCCACGGAGGTGAAGTTTCGTCCCGTTCTCGCACTCAATACTTGTCGCTGCCAGCGAAGCCTTTCCAGTAGGGTTCAGTTTCGCTGCCAAAGCCTCATTCACACGGATTTCCTCAACCACCTTGTCGATGTGCTGTTTACCCAGTTTCTCCGTGTTCGTAATAATACAGGTTTCCTGACGATTTTTATTGTCAGGAATATCAGGTCGCATAAACGTCGGACGTCGGTAACTGTATAATCTCCACAACGGGAACGCCATACAGAACTCGTAGGAATTGTGAACGACTGTACCATCCTCCAACTGAAACAGGTGGTCACCATCGCACATAAACCCATAATAAGACTCTTCCCCAATAGGTTCAACCGTTATATTTCCACGCTCAAATACAGGCTTATCGTAAGAGAACACCCTGTACCCTTGGAACCGTCTTTGCTTCTTGACAGGGTACTTCAAGAATTGTCCCATTTCTATTTCGACGTACTTCTTCCGCTTCGTGTCAAAGAGGCACATCGTGTGCGCTCGGTTCACGGCATACGGCATACCATTCTCCTGCTCAACCCTAAACATCTGGGCACGACCAATATGTCGTGTCAGAACCTTTCGGGGAGTGAAGTCTAACCCCATCACTTCCATTCCGGGATAGATGTCCTCTATATTCTTTACGGAAAAGTCAGCCATCAGCACCCGTGTGCCTCTCGCAAAGCATTTACCGTGAGAACGAGCAGCAAGATATGCGCTGTTCGGATAAAGTTGCACCATGTTTCCCCATTCAAGATTTCTCCAACCCTGACGGAAATTAGGAAGCATAGTTGTCTTGAAATAGTTGTACGACTGAACTTTCAGCGTCTCGTCCATTGACTCTTCTAATTGGTCAATATAGTTGAGCCGTTCAGTTTCAAGCGTGGTATTTAGGGAAAGAACATTATTCGTCTGAATGAAGATTTCCGATAACAGTGCATCGACGTCGCCACCATAGCCACCAACCAATTGATTGATAGCCACAGGTGGTAACGACTCAAGCACGTTGAACGCAGCAGAGAACACCGTGTCCAACTGTTTGTACGACAACTTTAAATCTTCATTAAAATGTATCATACCAATTGGAACCTTTCTCTAAATCTTGACTCTTTTCTTGTAGATGAAATTGCTGCCACAGGCGAAGAACCCCCTGTGCCTCTCATGTGCTCAATGTACTTCAACATGAGTTGAGCGTTTGCTCGGGTATCTACCAACGCACGGTGGGCATTTACCAACTCAACACCCTCCAGTCGGCAGCACGTACCGAGTTTATAATTTTCTTGCTCTATCGCTCTGTAATAAGCCATTTTCTGGGTATCCTCAACCCAGCGCACGTAGTTATAGAGGTCATCTTTGTTCCACTTGAACATCTCCTCAATGAACGGGATATCAAATCCTTGAAAGTTATGTCCGCACAATACGGCTCCGACTTTCGGGTTCTTATACTTCGACAGTATAGAGGCATAACCCCTGTATGCTTCTTTGATATCAACACCGTTCTTGAACAGGTGGTCTTGGGATAAACCGTGTGTCGCTTCTGCCTGTGGTTGCCATACATACTTGTCGACATAAGGCTTGATGATGACGTCGTATTCATCGACTATCCTCATATCCCAAATGTCTATTACGACGGCTGCTACTTCCACCAACAGAATGTCGTGAAACGCCAGTACAGGCTCTTTTCCTTTACCCCCTTTTGACGGGAGTCCTGAAGTTTCTGTATCACTGACCGTGATGTACCTCAAATTACTTTTTGCCATAATCGTCTTTATTTTAAGATATCATAAATTTCAAATCCTCTAAATCTCGGTCTCTTGTTTCGATATCATCGTACACCAGCGTCAAATTAACGACAGGGTTCTTCTCACCCTTTAACCCCAACGGGAAATCGTTCAGCACGATTGTAGGCTCGCCCTCAACCGTTATGTCGCCTCGGCATTGAATGACATAGAACTTGATAAGAACTTGGTTGGTTCTATCGTGAAACTGAAAAACTTTTGAGTTGAACTTCTTTTCAAGTTTCTCAATGAACCTCGTGAAAGCCTCAAGAAACTTTTCCTCGGTCTCCGAATTCTCTTCTGATACTGTTAGGAGGTCAGCCAACCGCTTTGCGCCAAACAGCAAGCAAAGCCTCACGAGGATACCTGTTATTCTTTCATCCATTTCGGTTACAAATTTAATAATTATTACTCGTCTTTACAAACTGAACTTCTCGCTCCAAATTCGTACTTCGTGTGGCAATCTTCGCAAGTCAGTTCGATGTTACTTTTTACCAGCCTTAACTCGGGATATGCACCCTTTGATTTGATGTGGCTAAAATAAATCGGTTTAAGCGGTTCTAAGAGACGCTTCCCACAATGCGTACAAATATGAGGACGCTCCGACCATATTTCCTTAAAGAGAGCCAATTCACCCGTTGCTGGTCGGAGTTTAGGTTTCTTTGCCTTACTCCTTTCCGCACGTACCTCAAATCGTGACTTCCCGTTGTGAAGCCTTTTATAATTACAGTCGTCGCACAGGCACTTTGTTCGGTTCGTGATGTACCGATGTTTTCCGCACCCGTTGCATATCTGATATTTTTCAGTCGTCTTCGCCATAGTCTGTCATACGTGATACTTCCCTTATTGTAACGTGAGAACCCTGTAATTGCTGTGTCTCCGTAGCACTCTTCTTTTCAGCACTTTCCGAGATTTGTTCGTACAGGCTTTTCCCGCTGGCGTCCTTCGTTCCAAATAATATCTTACAGTCTTTTTCGAACGGACAAGTATAACAGATTTCATCCTTCGGATTGTAGGGACTACTCCCGAACTTCGCTTCACAGAAATTCGGACCCGATATTCTTGACATTCTCAACCGTTCCCTGCGAAACACGTCATCCGATACCGCTTCATAAGTGTTCGTCTTGACAGGGTTCACCAACTTCTTCTCACGTGCCCAATCCCTTGCATGCCACTTTGCTTCATCAGAATATTCATTCCAACGTCTCCATGCTTCTTTCCCCATGAACCAACTCGGCATCGGTTTGCGTTCATGGTCTTGACCCACAAAGACATAGAATTGAAATAGGAGGAAGTTCCAAATGAAGTCCGCTCCCGCAGTCGGGGGAAGCGTTTCCATGAAAGAAACAACCGCAGAACGATGTAAAGGTTTATTCATCTTGAGCGTTCTGGGCTGTTCCTTCATTCTCATTTGCAGATACTCGTATATCCGCAAAATTATCTTCAAAGTTTCATTATAAGAATATAGCATAATCATCTTTAATTTAGGGAGAGGAATTTCTCCCTCTCCGTTGTTACACCCAGTCGACAATCATATCAATTGACTCCTGTTGGGGGTGCGTTACAGGTTTATAACGTCTTCCCGTCGGGTCGGCTGGGTCTGGCTCGCATACATCATCGTACTGCTGCTTGGCAATCTCGGTATCAACGTGACGGCAAAGCCACAACCCTATTTCCGCACCAGCCTCTAAATCACCTACTTCCAAAACAGCGTCTTCTGTCATGTCAATGAACTGTGCCCTGAACGGCTTATTCGTAGGAGCCATGACATTCTCCATAGACTTCTGGTTGTATTTGTTCACTACATTCATCGCACCGACAGCCATCTTGTAGGAACAAATCGCTCCTTCTTGACGGCTTATCTTCACTGTGATATTCGTACACGGTGTATCGAACTCATTCTTAAGAACGATGGCGCGATACTCATCCCTTCCGGACTTCATTGTCATCAGTGATATTTCATCAAAGATGTTGCTGAAGTCGTCATTCGCAACAGGGGTGGAGGATTTGAATCCTCCAAGTGAACGTTCGGGATTAGGCTGTTCACCATTGTACCCTGTCGTGGTAGTGTAGTAAAGATTCATAACTTTATAATTTTAATTTTCTAATTTTCCAAGCCTCTCTCATCTTCCTTTTAGATTCTTCCGAATGTTTTCTCGAAGCAAAGGGGTTATTTGAACCTTTTAAGTTCGGTTTTGCCTTCCTCCCTGTTTTGTAGGCTTCTTTCACTCCTTGAGAAATTCTTCTACGATGTTCTTGAGACAGGGGTTTCCCTTTGTACGGAGTAGGATGGTTCTTACAAGATTCCCCAATCTTTCTTTTCCATTCATCAGTAAAATTCCCTCGCTTTTTACCTTTCTTTGCTCGTGAAAGGTTCAGACGATGAGTAGGTGAAAGGCTCCCCAAAGAAAACCCTTCCCCTCCATCAGTCATATTAAATCCATCGTACCGAGTATTTAATCTTTTTATAAAGAATCTTTCAAGAAAATCTAATTTTGAATTCAGAACTTGTCTATCGTCAGCCTCGACCCACATGACTTCTTCGACTGTGAAGTTTTCAACTCCGTATTTTCGAATGGCTCTGTGAAGTTTATATTGGCATCCCGATTGAGCATATTTTATATGATGTTTCCACCTTTTCTCAATCGGCTTCACCGTCTGCCCAAAGTACATCTTACCATTGACCAGACAGGTTATGCAATATATTCTACCATTAAACATTATCTGAAACTTTACACATCATCCCCTCGTATTCACCAGTTCCGGCTTGAGTCGGTACGGTAAACAGTTCGTATCCTCCGTCAGCAGTCTTAGTTTCGAAGTCCCAGAAGTCCTCCTCGGTATCCTCAACGAATGTTGCTGTGTACACCGTATCAGCCTGAGCAGCGATATCCTGAATGGCTGTCTGATTGTGAGCATTACCATTACGCAACCATCCAGCAAACTTGTAACCAGCAGCAGCCTGAGCGCATATCTGTACAGTCGTACCCATATGCACGGAAATTGACTCTTCTGCCTTGTCGATTGTTGCTGAATTGTTGATTGAAACGGCTCCTTGAGTTGTACCACCGCTGGCTGTCTTGACGGTTATCTTGACATCCTGCACAGGGTCGGGGTCTTCTTCCAGCACGATGTTTAATGTCTCGTTCTTTCCCGATACGGTATAGTTGCCCGTTTGGGTCAGGTATCCTGGCTTCGAGACTGACCAAATCAATGTACGACCATCTATCGCCTCCACGCTGTTTGTGATAACACCATCGATGATTACCTGTGCGTCGGCTGGCGTTGGGTTGATTGTGATTGTATAAGTCTGACCCGAACCTCCTGAACCGCCCAGCGTCCAATACTGTGTACGCTCGTCAAGAATTGTAACCGAACCACCATTGTTACGGACACGAGCGATATAATACTCATTCGAATTTTTAGGAGGCATTGTACCTGCCGATGGCTCCTTTACAAAGGTTAATTTATAGGTGTCAAAGGTATATAATCCTTCCAACTGTTCATCGGTGAACCTGCGACCCATAGGAATGCTTCCTAAAACGATTACCCGCAACTGGGTCTCAGCCTGAAACGCAACACCGCTTGAGAGAACGATGTTGTTATTATTGATGATATCAACGATTTGATACACCTGATTGTTCAATGGCTGCGAACCGTCTTCCTTTACGAAACGAATACAGGTAGGAACGCCAGAACTCTGTCCTCGTACGATTCCATTGAAATTGACAGTTCCTGACACGTTTCCTGACGTATCAACCTGAACAGTTCCATTCTCGTAATTGTGTGAGTCGGGACCGACTTTCAGCCAATAATACTTTTGGTCGTTAGGAACAGGGAGGTCGAGTTGATTGTCGACCCTGTACCCTTTCAGGTCAGAGCCAATCACATATCCTCCCACCATGTTAATCGCTCCCAGAGTTGTGGAAGCCGTCACTTTGAACGCTGAACCAGCCTTTCCTCCAGGAGATACCAACCCGAAGGAAAGAGAGGCAGCGAAGATTGCGGAAACTTCAGGCTTCTCGTTCAAGAAGCCTATCATCCGTGTGAGTTCTTCTTTCTCTAAGAACGCACCTCTATGAATGTTTATCTTACTCATATTTTCAAATATTTATTTATCCCTGTTGGTCAATTTCAATTCTTATCGGAGTTTCACCCTCATCACCTGACATCGGTGTAACCTTTGCCCAGTTTTCCGGCAATGGGTCGAGTGCCCATTTCTTAGAGGCAGAAACAACGATTGTCTGAATACCACCTGTTGCTGGTATCTCAACTTCAGACGGAGTGAATGTCAATTCGCTGTTACGCTCGAATATAGCCTGAATGTCGAGGTCATGGTCACCAACCCAATATTGAGTCGGGTTCCGAACGTCTTCCGTAGCATCTGTGATAATGTTCCATTTCTTAAACGTATATCCCTCGCTCGGAGTAGCAGTAAGCGTGATTTCTGTTCTCGGCAAACGGCTTCCCTCAACTGTGGCGGTTCCCCATCCTGGTTCAACGATTTCAATGTTTACGTCAAGAGGCAAGTTCATCGTGATGTCAAGCGTCTTGTCTTTATCCATTGTTACTTCCCCAGTCTGGGTTATTCCCTTGGCGGTGATAGTATAACGGATAACCTCATTCATTGACACTTCAAAACGAACATACCCATTGGCGTCCGTTGATGAAATAAACCCGTTGCTCAACTCTACTTGCGCACCCTGTACAGGCTGTCCGTCCAGTTCTCGTTTAATATTGAACGTCAAGAAGTAGGAAGTTCGTACCACCCAATCCAGCCACGTGTACGACACGACATTCTTGTATGATACAAGGTATCGTCTCACGAACTCTTCGATATCGTTCTTCGTTCTTGCTGACTTGATTTGGGCATACATTGCTATCACGTTCTTCTGACCCAGATACCCCTGTGAGAACGGGAGGTCAAGCGGTTTAAGAACTATTCCGGCAATAAGAATGTCCGCTGAAATTGAATCCCTGTCCTGAACGATATAAGGAGCCATATACTTCACATCACCAATGAAGCGAAGCGGTCTTCCGTTCTCAAAATTCAAATACAGGCTTTCGTCTTTCTGTTCAAGCACATTATAGATGATACCCCTCAATCGGTAGTATATTCCTGGAACCTTACAGGGACTCTGATAACGGGAACCCATGAAGAAACTGTTTGTCTCCCGCCAATCGGTGATACGCACCTGATTGATAAGGTTGAAATTCGCATCGTAACAGTTTACCCCAAACTCAATATTCTGGTTCCCTAAACTCAATGCCTTCACCCATACAGTCACTTCGTAGTCCATTCCGGGATAAACCTCCATCGCCTTACTTTTATCGGCTTCGGTTGATATACCTACTCTTCCCCCACCTGTCGGCTTGAAAACGTACATATTATCGATGAATTTTCGTTTCACCGCACCGAGTATAGGGTAATCCTTCAATGGTCCAACTCCGATAGTGTACGACTCCGAAAACTCAGCCGGAACGTCCTCTCCTGTATAGATTTGCCACGGATAAACCGTATAAATCTCATTCATCTCGGGAGCACCTGTACGCTTCATCTGAAGTTCATCTTGGTCAAACTGTATCAGGTCGCTGAATGCATCTCCGGCATAGTCGGGTCCATAATCCCAACCCTTTGACACGGCATTCACGGTTTCCGTGCCATACCAAGTAGGAGAACTCCACCCTAAACACCAACCCACGTTCTGTGGGGATAACACTCCGAAGATGAACTCATTCGGCTTTTCGTAGCCTACCAACTGTC